ATAATGCACTCTATTAGTTACTACTTTTAGTTATATAGATATATCCCTATATAGTGTTTAGGGTAGGGGGGGGAGCAAATTAATTTTGTTGTAAATAGATTTATCACCTCTTATAACGCTAGCTATAGTTTTTTAAACAAAGGGGGGTTATTGCTATTAGGTTGGATGTTCGTCTATACATAGACTCACACTAAACATAGTACTGTTAATACTTGACTTTAAGAAAGAAAACAGTAAAAGAAAGAAGCCCCTAGTCTCGTAGTTTTCAAAAAGCTTGTCAAGTCCACTAAAGGTACTCAAACACTAAATAAATATTCTTTTAGTGTCACCTATGCGACAGACACATAGTATTGAATAGCTGTTATAGTTCGACCCATGCGGGGTGGAGAAGGAGTATCTCGTGTGGCTCATAACCACAAGACCGCTGGTGCGAATCCAGCCCCCGCTACCAAACAAAGGAAGAGAACATGGCTACAGGTAAAAAGTCACCAGCTTGGCAACGTAAAGAAGGTAAGTCTCCTTCGGGTGGACTAAACGCTAAAGGTAGAGCTTCTGCTAAAGCTCAAGGGCATAACCTTAAACCTCCTCAACCTGAAGGCGGTTCTCGTAAAGATTCTTTTTGTGCTCGTATGGAAGGCATGAAGAAGAAGTTGACTGGATCAGCTAAAGCTAAAGACCCTGACTCAAGGATTAACAAATCCCTTAAGAAGTGGAAGTGTTAAATGCAAAGACGTACTTCTAGAGACAAGAGATACAAGAAATCTGTGTGGTCACAGAACCAAAAGCTTCAAGCTGTCAGTACGTACCTTATGCTTGGCAATATGGCTGAGACAGCTATTGTTACGGGTATACCCTTACCTACCCTTAAACTCTGGAAACAGATGGATTGGTTCAAAGAGTTTAGTCTCCAGCTAAAGACTGAAGATGTTCAGCAGATGGACTCTAACCTTAAGCGGGTTATCAATAAAGCTCTCAAAGCTACTGAAGAACGCATTGACTTTGGAGATGCTCAGTTTGATCAACGTACTGGGGATATTGTCAGAGTACCTATCAAGGCTCACGTTGCTTTAAAGATTACAACAGACTTACTGTCTAAGCAACAGAAGCTAGATGAAACTCCTATCAACAGGGAAGAAGTTGAGAAGACCATTGACGAGAGGCTGCTTAGACTTAGTGCTGAGTTTGCTAAGTTTGCTGGTAACAAGATGAACAATGCTGTTCCAATTGATGTACAAGTTAAAGAGGTTATTAGTGCTCAATAACTTTAAAGCCGTAGCTTCTGGGTTAAATGTCAAACCTCTCCAAGAGTATTTAGAAGACAACCCAGAACTTTGGAATTTAATTACAGCAAGACAAGATGCAGTAGACTTTCACAAAGATACACAAACAATATTTATTCGTGGTCCACTTGAAATGACAGTAGACAGCTACTTTAATACAGACTCTGCTATTGATTACCCTATCCCACAAGATTTAGCTTTGCTCTTAATTCCTTTGCTAGATCACATCTATAAGAATCTTAACCCCACAAAAATAGGCAGAATATTACTTGTCATATTAAAACCTAGTGGTCAAGTGCAAACACATGTAGATGTTGGTATGTACGCCAAATCTTATTCTAGGTTTCACTTAGCTGTCAGTACTTCTGTTGACAATTTTATATTTTGTGAAACAGAGAAGCAGCATATCAAAGCTGGAGATGTATGGTGGTTTAATCATCGTAAAAAACATTCTGCTGCTAACAGTAGTCAAAAAGAACGGATTCATTTAATTTTAGACTTAGAGACCTCACTGTTTCAAATAGATCAGGAAGGCTTATGAGTAAGCTCAACTCTGACGTTATGGAAGGCTTTGTCAACTCTGTGTTGAGAAAGAACTTTGATAAACCAGCAGCTACTCCTGAATTCCATAAAGAAATATGGGATCTTGTTACTAGTAACAGCAAACAAGTTGCTATAGCTGCTCCTCGGTATCACGCTAAATCTACAGCCGTAACCCATGCCTATACCCTAGCATCTGTCCTCTTTAGGGAGTCCAGATACGTTCTTATTGTTTCAGATACTGTTACTCAAGCCGTACAGTTTCTAGGAGACATCAAAAAAGAGCTGTTGGAGAACGATGACCTGCGTTCTCTGTTTGGTATTAAAGAATTTCCAAAAGATACTGAAGACGATCTGATTGTTGAGTTGGAAGACGGATGGACATTCCGTATCCAAGCTAAAGGTTCTGAGCAAAAACTTCGTGGATTAAAGTGGGCTAACCTTCGTCCAGACCTCATCATTGGGGATGACATGGAGAATGACGAGATTGTTATGAACAAAGATCGCCGTCAGAAGTTCAAACGCTGGTTTTATGGTGCTCTTATTCCCTGTGTCTCATCTACAGGAAAGATACGTATAGTAGGCACTATCCTTCACTTAGACAGTCTACTTGAGAACTTAATGCCAGCTTCTCAGTTAGGTTCTCACAAAGGTATCAAGCAATTAGTTCAAGAAGACTTGCGAGAGTATTCTTTAAACGTTCTGCCTTGGAGGTCTGTTAAGTACCGTGCTCACACAGATGACTTTAAGACTTTGCTTTGGCCTGAAATGAAGTCTGCTGCTGAGTTTAGGCTACTCAAAGAAGACTATGTACGCCAAGGTTTAGCTGATGTTTACTCCCAAGAGATGCTTAATGTTCCTTTGGACATAACCGACACCTTCTTTAAAAACACAGACTTTGTTGCTATGAAGCCTGAAGACCAGAAGAAAAAACTAGTCTATTACGCTACTTGTGACTTAGCTGTATCTCAATCCCAAAAAGCTGATTACTCTGCTTTTGTAGTGGGTGGTATGGATGAAGAAGGAAAGCTGTACTGTAAACACGTAGTCAAAGCACGTATGGACGCTTTAGAAATCGTGGATACAATCCTGATGCTGCAAAAGATTTATAAGCCCGTACTCTTTGGACTCGAACAAGGAACGATCCAAAAAGCCATTGGTCCCTATCTCAATGAGGAGATGATGAAGCGTGGAGAATTTATTAACACTGTGTTGCTCAAGCCTAGTGGAGACAAACTGACCCGTGCTAGAAGCATTCAAGCTCGTATGAGAAGTGGGGCTTGTAAGTTCGATAAGGACGCTGATTGGTATCAAAACTTTGAGGATGAACTTCTTAGATTTCCTAGGGACAAACATGACGACCAGGTAGATGCTTGGGCATACTTGGGGTTAATGCTTGATAGGATGTGGGAAGCTCCTTCCGAAAAAGAGTTGGAAGAAGAAGAGTACGAGGCTTTTGTTCGGGACAGTAATGTGTTAGATTCTGGTCGTTCTGCTATTTGTGGATACTAAAAATGAACCTCAAAGATAAATTTGATATTAACGACCTCATGTATGAGGCTAACATTGCTGACAAGCTTTCTAAAGAAGACTTGACTACCATTGGAGTTCAATGTGTACGGGACTTTGACAACGATTTGTTGTCTAGGTCTAGTTGGGAAAAACGTACTGAAACTTCTTTGAAGCTTGCTCTCCAAGTAGCCGAGACTAAAAACTTTCCTTGGCCTAACGCTTCTAACGTTAAGTTTCCTCTTATCACTATTGCTGCACTGCAATATCATGCTCGTAGTTACCCTGTCTTAGTTGATAGTGACCTGCCAGTTAAATGCCGTGTTGTTGGTGACGACAAAGACGGGTTACGTGCTTTACGTTCTACCCGTGTTGAACAACACATGAGTTACCAGATTCTTGAAGAAGATGAGGATTGGGAATCAGAGATGGACAAAGTTCTTATTACTCAACCTATTATTGGTTGTGCTTTTAAGAAAAGTTACTACGATCCAATTCGCAAGCACAACATCTCTGAGAACGTCTTAGCTAAAGATTTAGTAGTCAACTACTGGACTAAGAGTCTTGAAACAGCTAGCCGAGTTACCCACATTCTTCAAATGAGTAAAAATGAAATCTATGAGCGTGTTGCTCGTGGATTATGGTTAGATATATCCGAAGGTCGTCAACAGCAATACTCATCTGTTGCTATGGGCAATCCATTACAAAATGCCCAAGACAAAGCTCAAGGTATGCAACCTCCTGAGCCAAATGACTCTAGCACTCCAATTGAAATCTTAGAGCACCACTGCCACATTGACTTTGATGACGATGGTTATGCTGAACCGTACATTGTGTATGTGCGTAGAGACAATAAACAAGTTGCTCGTATTGTTGCTAGATACAGCAAAGGGGATGTTGAACGCAACAAGAATGATGTGATTCTTAGTATTAAAGCTGAGCAATACTTTACTAAGTATCCTTTTGTTCCATCTCCTGATGGAGGCTTTTACGATTTAGGCTTTGGAGTTTTACTTGGACCACTCAACGAATCAATTAACACTATCATTAACCAACTGGTTGACGCTGGCACTATGGCTAACACTGCTGGTGGATTTCTTAGCCGTGGCATTAAGCTTCGTGGTGGCAACTACTCCTTCAACCCAATGGAGTGGAAGCATGTAGACACTACTGGGGATGATCTGCGTAAAGGTATTGTTCCTCTTCCAGTTCGTGAGCCTTCTCAAGTTATGTTTACTTTGTTAAATCTGTTGATTAACTATGGTGAACGTATTGGTGGTTCTGTAGACATTCTTTCTGGTCAAAACCCTGGACAGAATACTCCTGCTGAAACTACCCGTACTATGGCTGAGCAGGGTATGAAAATCTTTAATGGCATTTTCAAACGTACTCACCGCAGTCTTAAACAAGAGTTTCGCAAGCTGTACCGCCTTAACCAAATCTTTGTTACAGAAAACACTCCTTACGTGTCTAACGCTAAAGGCACTGGTCTTGTGTTGGCTACTGACTATGAGGGTCCTGTAACTGATGTGATGCCTACTGCTGATCCAAGCATTACATCTGATGCTCAACGTTTAAGTCAAGCTATGGCTATTGCTGGTCGTGTAGCTGCAACTCCTGGTTTGTACAACCGTTACGAAGCTGAACATGCTTTCTTAAAAGCAATTAAAGTTGGAAACATTGACAAGATACTGCCTGACCCCAAAGGTCCTAATGCAGTACCTCCACCTGTTAATCCCAAAGTTCAAATTGAACAACTTCGACAACAAGCTAAACAAGCTTCTGATCAATTAGAAATGAAGATAGCTTTGTTGAAGCTAATGAGTGACGCAGAACTAAACCAAGCTCACATTCAAAAGTTAGAAGCCGAAGCAGAAGCAATTAAGATTGGCATTGCTACTGAAGGCGAGAAAATGCGTATCCAAGAGATTAATACCCAAATTGCTTTGCAACGTGAACGGCGTGAAGGTGTCCTAAGTGCTATTAAGACTATGAACACTGTGTACGACAGAATGATGCAAGGACAACCAGAGCAGCAAACCCAAGAGCAACCACAAATGCCTCAACAAGGAATGCCGCAACTACCCATGTAACTAAGGAGAAAGAATGGAGCCAGTAAGCCCTAGTAACTTTGATGAATGGAAACATCACCCAGTTACTAAACGTTTGATGAAGTCTTTATCAAACGACAGAGAAGCAATGAAAGAAGGTTTAATCAATAGCTCATTTGACGATGAGGCTGAAGTTAAAGGTAGATGTCGAGCAATCGCAATTATCCTTAACCTTGAGTATGAAGACTTGTTTGAATCTATTCAAAAGAAAGAACCTAGCTATGAGTAATGTGTCAGGAATAAACCCCGTTGGTTGGCGAGTCTTGGTTAAACCCCAAGAAATCAAAGAGACATCTGAAAGCGGTATTGTTATTACCAGTGGTAGTTACAAGAACCGAGAACAGATGGCTAATACCACTGGAGTAGTTGTTGCTATGGGTAATGACTGCTTTGCCGATGAACCTGCACCTTGGTGCAAAATTGGGGACAAGATTATTTTTGCTAAGTATGCTGGTCTGCTTTATCTTGGTAGAGATGGAAGCGAGTACCGAATGATCAACGACAAAGACGTTACAGGCACTTTGGATGCTGACGTAGACCTAGTTGATCCGTACCTAGCCAAAGTTTAATTGACATACCTTAAAAAACAGGAGTAAGATATGAGCGAAGAAAATGTTACTAGTAACGAGGTTGCCCCAGAAGTTATTCGGGAAGCTGAGTCTCAAGGTTGGGTTTCAAAAGAACGCTACCGAGGAAACGAGTCTGACTGGGTTGATGCTGAAATTTTTGTAAAGCGTGGTCGTGAGATTCTCCCTATTCTGCGTAAGAATAATGAGAACCTAATGAAAGATTTGAACGCTACAAAAGAACAGCTAAAGGAATTTCGGGAAGCCGCAGAAGAGTTTAAGAAATTTCAAAAAGAGTCCTACGAGCGCAAGGCTCAAGAATACGAACAGCGTATTCAAAATATTAAAGAAAGCCGTGCTCAAGCTATTAGCGATGGGGACGGACAGAAAGTCAACGCCCTAGATGATGCGCTAGATCAGGCAAAAGACGAACTCAAAGAAGCTAAGCAAGCTGTTAAAGATGTAAACAAAGCTCCTGCTGAACCAGAACCAAGTCCTACCAACACTATTGAACCAGGGTTACAAGTGTGGTTAGATCGCAACACATGGTTTGGTGAAGACAGGCGTATGACTGCTCTTGCTAACGGTATTGGCGAAAGTCTTCGTGTAGAGTTCCCTTCCCTTAAAGGCGAACAATTTCTAGAAAAGCTTGATGAAGTGTTAGCAGAAGAATTTCCAAATAAGTTTGGTAAAAAACAAAGTCCTGCGAGTCGAGTGGAGTCTGGGTCAGGTCGTACAGGCCGCAGTAGCGGTAACGCCCAAACCTATGACAATCTACCCTCTGAAGCAAAAGCAGCTTGTGATCGGTTTGTTAAGCAAAAGCTTATGACCCGTGAACAATATGTAGCTGATTTTGACTGGAATTAATTCTTAACTTAAACTTAAAAAGGGAGTACATTATGCCAAGAGCACTGAACGAGTTTGAAAAACGTGATCGTCTTATTGAGAAAGCAGCAGAACGGGAAGCAGTAGCTACCGCACCTGTTCCAGCAGTAGACGGTACAACTCGAAAAAAACGTAACGTATTTAACGGTACAGAAGCAAAGATTAGTGTCCAAACACAGATACCTGGATACCACCTACATGTGTTTACAGATGCAGGTGGACGCATACAAGCAGCTATGGATAGTGGCTACGAGTTTGTAAGTCCTGACGAAGTGGGCGGCGTGAGTGAGAATGTGGTTAGCCGTAATGGTGACCTTGGAGAAAGAATTAGATTTCTTGTAAACCCTCGTGCAGAAGGCACTGAGCAATACGGCTATCTAATGAAGATTCGGCAAGAATGGTTTGAGGAAGATCAAGCTGAACTTCAAAACAAAAACAATCTTATTGACGCTGCTGTTCGTAAGGGCAAGATTACTGGAAACAATCCATCGTTCTACACCCCTAGGGATGGTATCAAAGTTACCTCTTAAATGTTTTTAAAGGAGTCTTAAATGGCTAACGTAAATAAAGCCAACGGGTTTAGCCCTGTTGGTAACTTGCTAGGTGGCAAGTGGAATGAGCAGGGTCGGCTGTACGCTATCCCTACTTCTGACACTACCAATAGCTATGCAATCGGTGATTGTGTTATGTCTGCTTCTGGTTCGGATGCCAACGGTGTTCGTAACGTTCAGAAGTGGGGTGGCGCAACTACTACTTCTGCTTTGCCCTTGGGCATTATCGTGGGCATTCGTGTTGCTGATCCTGGCGTAAGCTTGGTTGGCAACTCTTTGTCTTTAGAAAAGGCATACATCGCTGCTGGTACTCGTACTAGTGTTCGATACTTGTATGTTGTAGATGATCCCTTTGTGTTGTTTGAAGCTCAGTTTGATGCAACAGGTGCTACCCAAGCTCAACTGTCTATGAACGCTGCTGTGACTATCTCTGCTGCAAACCAAACGTCTTTGGGTAACAGTTCTCCGTATTCAGATATGGTCCTTACAGGTCCTGCTGTTACGGCTACTCTGCCAATCCGTTTGTTGGGTGCTGTGCAAAAAGGCGACAACCAAGTGACTAGTGCTGCTAGCCCTTATGTCCGTGTTTTGTGCAAGTTCAACTACCACGAATACGGTACTATCGGCTCTGCTTCTGGCACTGTCGTGAACTACCTTGCAGTCTAATAAAGGAGATACATCATGGCTGGCGTAATTACTACCGCATCACATCCCAAAGCACTATGGCCTGGCATTAAAGCTTGGTGGGGTCAAACCTACAACGAGCACCCAGAAGAGTATGTAGACTTGTTTGATAAAGACACTTCTAATATGAACTACGAAGAAGACGTTCAACTGTCTGGCTTTGGTCTGGTTCCTATTAAATCTGAAGGTCAAGGCACTGCATACGACTCTGAAATCCAAGGCTTCACAACTCGTTATACACACGTTGCTTACGCAATGGGTTATATCGTGACCAAAGAAGAAATGGACGACAACTTGTATGAGCAAGTGTCCAAGAAACGTGCTGCTGCATTGGCAATGTCTTTCCGTCAAACGAAAGAAAACATTGCAGCTAACGTGTACAACCGTGCTTTCAATGGCACATATTTAGGTGGTGATGGCGTAGCTCTTTGCGCTACTAACCACCCAAATACTTCAGGTGGTACGTTCTCTAACAAGCCAGCAGTTGATGTTGACTTGTCTGAAGCTTCTTTGGAAGATGCAGTGATCGCAATTATGGGCATTCAAAATGACCGCGGCTTGTTGGTTGCTATTCAACCAAACAGCTTGCACATTGCTCGTCAAGAGATCTTTAATGCTCAACGCATTCTGCACTCTAGCTACCAAACAGGTAATGCCAACAATGACATCAACGTCATTAAGTCTGGCAATTACATCCCTGGTGGTTTTAAAGTGAACCACTACTTCACAAGCCCCCATGCTTGGTTTATCCGTAACACCATCCCTGGTGGTACTGGCTTGAAGTACTACGAGCGTCATGCTGTTACGTTTGACCAAGACAATGACTTTGACACTATGAACGTCAAAGCCAAAGGCTACGAGCGTTACAGTTTTGGCTGGTCTGATCCTCGTGCTATCTATGGCTCTAACGGTCCTTGATTATTAGTAACATGCCCCCTCCCTAAAAAGAGGGGGTTCTTTTTATAAATTGGAGTAAATCATGGGATACGAAAAACGCAAAGAGATGGGCATGAAACCTGATGCTAAAGTTGAAGCTAAAGGTGAAGAGAAAAAGATGCCAGCAGCTAAAAAGATGGCTGCTGCAAAAAAGATGATGCCTAAAAAGAAAATGTAATATAGAATGCAATCTTCCAATGACGCCCTTAATTGGGCGTTGTTTTAAACAACGTCAAAGGAACTTATCATGTCAAACCCAACCCGTCTGTATAGCGGCCTGTCTACCGCATACCCTAACGAACCTCTGTATTCGTACCCTTTCCCTGATCCATTCCACACTGGAAACACACAATCTTTAGGTAGCTCTACTTACACCAACGATTTCAACACATTGATTGGTACTGACTACACTGTTACAGGTACGTCTTCTACTTTTGCTTTGACTCCTGGTATTGGTGGTCAAGCTTTGTTGACTCCCGGTGGTACTACTACTGCTACTTCTGCTTATAAAAACGGTACGTTTTATCAGTTTGTAGTTGGCAATCGTTCTTGGTTTACTACCCGTTTCCAAGTATCCGCTGTAGCAGGTAACGTATCTTTTTACGTTGGTTTGCAAAAAGGTTCTGCTGTTACTGATGGTTTGTGGTTTGCTAAAGCTGCTGCTTCTACTTCTATTAACTTGGTATCTACTGTTAACAGTACTGCAACTACCCTGGTAACTGGTGTGGCTACTGCTGCCGCAGCTACTTGGATTGAAGTTGGTTTTTACTACGATGGTACAGACATCATTGTCTACTCAGGTAGCTCTACTGTTACTATGGGGCCAGTTGCTCGTATCTCTGCTGCTACTATTGGTGCTAGTGGAACTACGTTGACTAACGCTGTTCTTAGCCCAGTGTTCCAAATTACACCTACTGCAACAGATACCCTGACTACTGACTTTGTGTTGGCTGCTCAAGAAGTTTTACGTTAATAGGAGATAGCTATGGCTAACTCATTTACAACGCAAATCCTTGAAGAAGGTCAACGCAACGCAATCATTAAGCTAACAGCGGTACTTGATACTTCTGACCTAGCTTTAACAACTGCTGTTGCTATGTCTGACATCAATCAAAGTGGCATAGGGTTTACACCCACACAGGTACGGATAGATCACATTGATTATTCAATTAGCGATCAAATAGAAGTACAACTGTTGTGGGACGCTACAACCGATGTCATTATCATGCCCTTAGCTGGTCGTGGTCGTTTGATGTTTTGGAACTTTGGTGGACTAACTAACAACTCTGGTGCTGGTAAGACTGGTGCTATCCTTGTTAAGACTACTGGTTGGACATCTGGTACTCAGGTGTTTTCCGTTATCTTAGAGTTGGTTAAACAAGGTACTAACCTGTAAGGTGTTTAGATGGATTACCAAACCCTCCTAAACATTGGTCTAACACTTATATCCTCAGTCACGGGCTGGTTTGCTCGTGAACTGTGGTCTGCTGTCAAAGAACTTAAAAGTGATCTAGCTAAGCTTAGAGAAGATCTTCCTAAAGAGTATGTTGCTAAAGACGACTACAAGGATGACATTCGAGAGCTTAAAGAGATGATTAATAAAATCTTTGACAAGCTAGATAATAAATCTGACAAGGTCTAACAATGGCTGAGATGATTGTTCCTAGTAACGCCAAGGAAGCTCAGATCAGTGCTGTCATCACTCGTGTTGACGGTACTGTGGAGCACCTTGGTGTTGTTAGTTACTGGCACAAGAATCCTCTTAAACGTATTTTTTGGAGTATTAAAAAATGGCTACTCTCTTAGTTAATGCTGGTAAAGCAATTGTAACTAGCCGTATTAAAGGTAGTGGCACAGAACCTGTGTACGTTGCTTATGGTACTGGTGCTGGTACAACTGCTGCTGCTGATACAACGTTGTTTACTGAAACAGGTACTCGTCAAACAGGTACTAGTTCTCAAGTAACTACATCTGTAACTAATGACACTTACCAAATAGTTGGTACGCAGACTGCTGGTGGTACGCTTGCTATTACCAATGCTGGTTTGTTTGACGCTTCTACTTCTGGCAACTTGTTTGTTAAGGGTGACTTCTCAACAATTAACCTGAGTTCTGGTGACTCAATTCAGTTCACCTTTAAGACTCAGTTTAGTTAATTAGAGTTAGAGACAAACTATGTCTCTTAATTCTTTTGCTGTTAATGAAGCAGTACTTAACGGCTCTAGTTATGTTCAAGGATTAACAGTCTCTAGCACAAGTACATTTACTATAGCTAGAGGTGTTGGTGTTATTAGAGCTATCACAAGCACTAGCACTGCAACTAAGCTTGTTTACATCAATAAAATAGTAAGTGCTGCATCTACTAGTACTTCAACACTTTTAAAAAGCATAATTAAAAGTTTTTCTTTCTCTTCTAGTTCTACAGCAACTTACAAACTAACTGTAGGTAAACCTCAATCTGTAACGTCTACATCTACAACTAGTATCTTTAAAGCAATAGTTAAATACATAACAGTTACCAGTACTTCTACCAACACTATCCTAAAAGCATTAGTAAAAACCCTTAGTGTTGTATCTACAAGCTCTGTAGTACTGTTAAAAAGTATTCTTAAAATACTTGCTGTAGTTTGTGTTACATCTGTTTTGCTTATTAAAGTTATAGGTAAAAAAGTATCTGCATCTGTGACTAATACAGCAGTGTTACTTTACGGATTCTTCTTTAATAGAGTACTTACTGCGTCTGTGTCTACAACAAACACAATGGTTAGACTACTAACTCTTGGTAGGACAATAGCTGCTACAGTTGCTTCTACAGTAGCAATACAAAAACTAAGAGCTAAAATTCTTCTTGCTGTAGTTACAACAACTGCTTTAGTTGCTACCATTACAGCAAGGTTTGTGTTATTAGTAACAACCGTTTATACTAGTGTTGTAAAGTACTTTTACAAAGTCTTGCCCAACATTGAGGACACTATATTTGTCCCTACCAAGAAAGTTATTGTTCAAGTGTTTGCTGGCTTTATAGAAATACTGGTTAAACCAAAGAAGACCAACATAGTAGTTACAAAACAGGATGATGTAAATGGCTGAATATTTTTCCTACAAGTTTGTTGCTGAAATAAAGCCTCTGTCTTTTGACTTTAGTCAGACGTTAGCGGCAGGAGAAACTTTGTCTACATCTTCTTGCTCTGTAATTGTTATAGATGGTGTTGATGCTAATCCGTCTAGTGTGTTGTCAGGTGGAACTACTATCATAGGAAACAAAGTTTACCAACAAGTTCAGAGTGGTGTAGCTGGTGTTACCTACCGTCTTGTTATGACTGTAACCACTAGTGCTGGAAGTACCCTAGTTGCTCTAGGAGACTTGCCCGTGTATAGTACAACTGAAGTGCAATAATGTCGTACAAACCTAGATGGGATAATGGAAGTTGGAACGTCATTTGTGACGTTTGTGGTCGTCAGTATAAAAACAGCGAACTACAAATGAGGTGGGATGGTCTGATGGTTTGTAGTGGAGATTGGGAACCTAGACAGCCTCAAGACTTTGTACATGGTGTAGCTGATAAACAAGCTCCTCCATTTACTAGACCAGAACAATCAGATTATTTTATATTTTTAGTTCAACCAACAAGCCCTATCAACGGTTCTGCGCTCAATGTTTTAAACTTAAACAACGGATAAAAACGGGAGATTGTTATGGTAATGAAGTTCACTAATAACGCTGCTACTACGCTAGCAACTGGCATTACAAATAGTGCTACTAGTTTGACTGTTTCTGCTGGTGCAGGAGCTTTGTTTCCTACGTCTAGTGGTTCAGATTATTTTTATTGCACACTAGCTAACTCAAGTGGTGCTATAGAGATTATTAAAGTGACAACTCGTTCTACAGACACATTTACTATTGTTCGTGGTCAAGATGGAACTAGTGGTCAAGCTTGGAATTCTGGGGATAAAGTTGAACTACGTTTAGTTGCTGCTAATCTTAATGACATTCCAAAACTAGATGAAAAAAATACTTTTAGTACTGATCAAATTTTTTCTGGTAACGTGGGTATAGGTACTAGTTCGCCAGCAACTAAACTTGATGTAAACGGCAATATTGCTTTACCAAATGCAACAGCATTACAGTTTAAAGATTCTGGTGGTACAAGAAAAGATATTTTGCAATTAAATGCAAGTAGCAATGTTATTTTGCAAAGTCCATCTGCTTCTATTTTTCAAATAAACGGAAGCACAGAAGCAATGCGTATCGACTCCAGCGGTAATGTGGGTATAGGTACTACTTCGCCAAGTGCAAAGTTACATGTTTATGGTAATGAAATTAGAGTGCAGCAAAATGCTAGTTATTATTCATTGTTTGACACAGCAGGAACTCGCTATGGCTACATACAAGGTGGCTCTGGTTATTTAGATATTGTTTCTGAAACGGGGTCTGCAAACACTATTAGATTTACTACCAACGGCTCAGAACGTATGCGTATCGACTCAGGCGGTGCTGTTTTATTAGGCGGAACTCAAGTTGGTCAAAGTGGTTTATTTAACTCTTATCAAGCAAATGGTTCATCTGCTTACAACTTTCAATTGTTTAATGGTTATTCATCTGGTACAAGCTATTTTGTTGAATTTTTAAAGCGAGTATCTACAACAATCACCACTGTTGGTTCAATTACTTATAACGGTACAAATACTCTTTACAACATAACATCAGACGCTCGATTAAAGAAAAATATTGTTGATGCGCCATCTGCTTTGGGCTTGTTAAATCAAATCAAAATCAGGTCATTTGATTGGAAAGATTCAGATACTCATGTTGATTATGGCGTAATTGCTCAAGAACTTTTTGAAGTTGAACCAACTTGCGTTAGCGAAGGTGATACTAGCGATGAAGTTGAAAAAGCATGGGGTGTGGATACGTCTATTCTTGTTCCCGCTTTGATTAAATCCATCCAAGAACAACAAGCCCTCATCACAGCCCTGACAGCACGAATCACAGTATTGGAGAACAAATGACAACTACTTGGAAAATTGCACAAACAGACTACCTAGTCTCTGACGGTTTTATCACCACCGCACATTGGACAGCAACAGCAGTAGATGGAGACTACACAGCCTCTGTTTACAGCACTTGTGGCTTTGCTAGTGCTACACCATCCATCCCCTATGCCAGTGTGACTGAGCAGGATGTGCTGGATTGGTGTTGGGCTAATGGCGTGGATAAAGACGCAATAGAAGCAAGTCTAGCAAGTCAGATTGAATTGCTAAAGAACCCTGTCACTGCAACTGGTGTACCGTGGTAACAAATAACCACAAAGGTTAAACATGTCTTCTAATTATTCCATTAATCGTGACCAGATCATTTCTTTAGCTTTAAGAAAGTTAGGGACGCTTGAAGTTGGTAGTACACCTGATGCAGAGACTATTGCTAATGCTAATATGTCTCTCAACTTGCTTGTCAAACAACTTAACACTGATGGTCTTAAGTTGTGGAAGACGTCTGAGTTAATTATTCCTTTGTTTGCTAATCAAACATCCTATACACTAGGTGGAGCTGGTTGTGATTTGATGTATGACACATTAGCACCTACTGTAGCTATTACAGATAGACCTCTTAAAATTATTCAAGGGTTCTATCGCAATGTTACTAGTACTCCAGTCATAGACACACCTGTAATGATTGTTTCTAAACAAGAGTACAACGTATTGGGTTCTAAATTTTCTACTGGTACTGCTAACACAATCTTTTACGATAGCAAAAAGACTAGTGGTATTTTGTACGTGTACTTAACTCCAGATACTAACTCTCAAACTAATCTTCAACTACATATAGTTGCTCAAATGCCTTTGAATGACATGACGTTAGCTACTGACATACCAGACTTCCCTAATGAGTGGATGAACTGTTTGGTGTGGAACTTAGCTGACCAACTAGCTTTAGAGTATGGTGTTCCTATGAACGCTAGACAAGAGATTGCTACAAGAGCAGCAGCATATAGAGTTCAACTTGACGATTGGAACGTTGAAGCTTCTAGCACATTTTTTCAACCTGATTTTAGGTCTACGTCTAACAACTCTTATGGACGGTAAGCATGGCTACAGAACGTATACCGCTTACCCAACCTATTGAAAGCAGAACAGGAAGCTTTGCTAAAGATTCCTATTCGTCTAATTGTTTTTTTGAGACAAGAGATCAGAAGCGGGAGCTTATTAAACGTCCTGGTCTTGTGGCTGCTAAACAAATTGTTTCCGTTACTCCACCTGCGTATACACCTAGCCAAGGATTAACCCCATTCAACAACAAACTTGTTGCTGTTATTAATAACACCATCTATCAAGTTAATCCTAGTTCTTCTTACGCTGTAACTACTCTAGGTACTACGTCTTCTTCAACTAGCCAAAGTTATTTTGTTAAGACTTTCCTTGACACCTATTTGTTCTTTCACAACAAGGTTACAGGGTACTTGTACGACCAATCTGGTACATCTATAACAATGACTACGTTGCCTACAGCTCCATACGTATCTGGTGTTGTGTATTTAGACAACTATTTGTTTATTGGTACTAGTAACAATCGTATTTATAACTCTAATGTTGGTGACCCAACTACTTGGGACGCTCTTAGTTATTTAAGTTTTGAACAAACTACTGACAACTTAGTTGGCATTGCCAAACACTTAAACTACTTAGTAGCCTTTGGAGCTGTTAGCATTCAATTTTATTATGATGCTGGTAATGCTACTGGTTCTCCTTTAGCTGTAGCTCCTAGCTATACTGCTGAAGTTGGTTGTGCTAGTGGAGATAGTATTGTTGCTACTAGTAACACAGTGTTGTGGATAGGTGCTACAAAGACCAACAGTCGCTCTGTGTACCTTATGGATGGGGTATCCCCTATTCGTGTCTCTACATCTTTTGTAGACCGTCATTTAGAAGCTGATAACCTAGGTCAAGTAACTGCTTACTGCTACACCATAGATGGGCATACGCTATACATCTTGACTCTTCATAACACTCAAAAGACTTTGGTGTTTGATTTGAATGAAAAGATGTGGTACACATGGACTCAGTTCTCTATTCAAAGTAGTGACCAACCTTACCCAGGTACGTACCAAGAGTCTTACTTTCGTCCAGTGTTCTTTGCTTCATTAAATGGCACAGCCTATACGATAGATGATGATACAGCTACTTTGTATTACTTTGATGTAGGTACATACCGAGATAACAACCAGCCTATTTATTGTCGTACTGTTACTGACATTATGGACAATGGAACTACTAAACGTAAGTTCTATGGAAGGTTAGAAATTATTGGAGACAAAGTACCTGGAACATTACAAATACGTCATTCAGGAGATGACTACAACACTTGGTCTAGTTTTAGGTCTGTAGATTTAAATGCTTCTAGATCACAGGTGTATCTGAGTGGTTCTGACAGACGTAGGGCTTGGGAATTCTTGTCTACAAGCAATTGTGCTCTTCGTCTTGACGGAGCTGAAATAGACTTTAGAATTGGAGAAATGGATCAAGAGCAAGCAGTTGGTGGTGGCAGATATAGGAAGTAAAATGATTACATATCAGGTTGAGGAATACAGTCAATGTATTGCCGAAGTAAAGTTGCATCTAGATGAACATTACGAAGAACTGAGTGTTACTAAGAACAACTTTCCTTTAGACCCCGACTGGGATGCTTATGACAGAATGGAACAACAACAAGCACTCAAGATAGTGACTTGTAGAAAAGATGGAGAACTTGTAGGGTACGTTTTCTTTTTGTTGCACTACAACCTTCATTACAGAACAATGCTTACTGCTGCTGAAGATATTTATTATCTAAAGAAAAGTGAGCGCAAAGGTAGGGTTGGTATCAAACTATTTAAGTTTGCTGACGACTATTTAAAATCAATTGGTGTTAAAAGAGTAATAATAGGTACAAAAGTACATTTAGATAATTCTAGATTGTTTGAGTATCTTGGTTACACTTTTTTTGAAAAACTGCATACAAAAATGCTTTAAGGAGTTCTTATGGGAGTTACTGCTTCTATTGTTGGTATTGCTGGAGGAATTAACTCTCTTACAGGCGGTAGTATAACCAAAGGTTTGGGTCTAGGTGGTGGTTCAACTTCAGCAAGTGGTGGTAGCACATCTACTGCTTCTGGTGCTCAAACAGCCGTTGATCCTTTTGCTTCTTATCGTCCTGGGGTAGCTAGCCTGTATGCAAACTATTTAGGGCAAGGTAACACACCAGACCCTACTAAGATGCCTGGATATAGCCAGTTTAAATCTGGGGTACTAGACCCTTCTTTAGAAGCTTCTAAACGAAGTTCTGCTGCATCAGGGATGATGAGGTCTGGTAACGAACAGATAGCTCTTGAAAACATTGGTCAACAAGGTTACTCTAGCTTTATGACTAATTATATGAATCAGCTTGCTACTGGTTCTGGTGCTGGTTATGCTCCTGCCGCTGGTGGACAAGCGGGCATAAGTCAAGGCAATCTAAACCAACAAGCTCAAATGCAAGGCCTTGGAGCTATTATTCAAGGAGCTGGTTCTTTTGGTAGCAGTGGTTTTGGCAGTAGTAGTGGCTACACAATGGCTGATCCAAACACTCACTATGGCACAGCAGGTATGTCTGGTGATCAGCTTGCTAGTTATGTTCCGTTTTAAGGACTAAGATTATGCCTTACATGATGTCCGACCTAGCTGAAGGCAGCACCGCTGTTAGACAGCTACAACAAAACGTAGCTGCTGCTCCGTATGTACAAGACCTTACTCAAGCTGCATCTGAACGTAAGATACAAGAAGATCGTCTTGCTAAACAGTATGCTCCTCAAGAAGCTGCTATGAAAATAGCTCAAGAGGAACAAACGTTACAACAAACAAAATTAGCTAACCTTGTTAGTCAAGCTAAGATTGATATGACTTCTGAAAAGAAAGCAGCTATTACTAAGATTACAGCAGATCCAGAGTATGCAAAATTAAGTCCAGAAGATCAAAGCCGTAAATTAGCTAGTGCTGTTATGGGCATAGACACTGCTGATGGTGAAAGACTTATTAAAATTGCTGACTCTGAACAAGCTAAGGGGTATATAAACAAACTAAAAGAACATGAAGTTAATAGACAAAGTATTTCTGATGGTTTAGCTACTGTTCGTGGTGCTACAGACGAACAGTTTCAAGGGTTAATTGAAAAAATGCCTGACGATATGAAGACGGCTATTAAAAGGCATATCCCTGGGTTCTTTGAAGAAAGAGATCCTAAGCTACAAAGAGCACAACTAGAAGCGTTGATGAACAACGGTGAAGGTAAAAACAATATGGCTGCTAATGAGCAGCGTCTCAAACTCTTAGAGAAGCAAAACGAAGTTGCTGAATTAAGAGTAAAAATTGTTGAACAACAATTTGAAAACATACGAGCTAAAGGCATTGGTAAAACTAGCGATGCTGAATCTAAAACAGACCTAAGAGAGTATGCTCAATCTCGAAGAGATGCTGCTCGAATTGACTCTGACTATAAAAAACCTCTTCAAGAAGCTGAAACTGCTTGGAAGAAAGCAGCAGAAAAAGACAAAGAAAAAGTAGGTATTTTTAGTGGTTTTGGTGGTGGTACACCAGCAATAGACCAAGCTAAAGCTGCTGCTGCAAAAGGTGACACTAAAAAACTAGAAGAACTTCCTTCAACTAAAGCTTGGCGTGAACTACAAGAACTTAAAAAAGAAGTTATTGATAAAAAATTATCTGCTTTAGAAGGTATGCCAGAAGGAAAAGAAAAAGATCGTATATATAACGCTCTTATGAATGAGATGGATAAGATTGATACAACTTCTTATGGTCCTACTGCTAAAGCAACTCCTAAAGATTCTCCTGCACCTGATGCTAGTGGTGCTAAAGGTGCGGCTGCACCTAGTGCTGCTCCTAGTGCTGCTCCTGCTGCTACTAGTAACAAAGGCGGCGGGTCTATAGAAGAACAAGCTTTGGCTTGGGCTAAAGCTAATCCCAACGATCCTCGTTCAAAACAAATTTTAGAAAAACTTTCTAAACCTGTTGAACCTGCTGTTGCTACTACTCCAGCAGAACCTGTAATGACAGATGCTGAAAAACAAGCTAAAGCCGCTAAGAATCGTGAAAAGAATTTAAGTTTGCCTGTTGACAGGCCTAAACCTACCGCTGCACCTGCTGCTAAAGATACAGAAAAAGGTTTTCCAACTAGAACTGTAAAACCTTTTACACCTCCACCTGTTGTTAAAAAAGAAGAAAGTATTGAAGACATAGAACGTGATATTGCTAAATTAAAACGTGAGAATGCAGCAACAGACAAAAGAATTGAAAAACTTAAAAAACAAAATGCTTCTAAATCTAAAGTTGATGATGAAAAAGAATCACAAAAAGAAGTTGAAAGACAAATAGAACGACTTAAAAAATTAGCAGAAGGAGGGTAACATGGCTGAATTTGATCCAGATGCGTTTTTAGGAAACACATCTAAAAAGACAGTTGCTCCTTCTAAAGGGTTTGACCCAGATGAATTTTTAGGAAAAACTTCTACACCTAGCAAATCTAGCTCTAGTATTTTTGGAGACAAGGTTAGTACTCAAACTTTAAGTGATCTTGTAACAGGTAAAGAACCTCCTAAGACTACTGGTCCAGGTACGTTTGTTAGAGAAGCCGTATTATCTTCTCCTGGTACTGCTGCTGGTGTAAGTGCTGCTACTGCTGTTGGTACGGCTACTGCTCCATTTGGTCCTTGGGTTGCTATTCCTTCAGCTATTGTTGCTGGTGGTGCTGCTGGATTTGCTGCTAATTATCTTGAAGAAGAAGGCTTGACTGCTTTAGAAGAATCAAGTCCTTTAGCTAAAAAATATATGTCAATGTTAAACGTTGACAAAGCTACTCGTGAAGCTGGTCGTAAAGAACATGAGTACTATGCTTTAGGCGGTCAACTTGCTAGTGCTGCTCCTTTTGTATCTACTAAAACTGCTGCTACAGTTCTTAGTAAAAGCCTTGTTGAACGTGGTGTGTCAGGCACTATTCAAGCTGGTGTGGGTGCTGGTCAACGTGCTGCTACAGGTGAAGAACAAGACTTAGGTAAGAGTCTTTTAGAGTTTGGTGGTGGTGCTTTGATGCCTGGCAAACTAACTAAGCTTGGTGAAAAAACTGTACCTTCAAAATTTAAACCTAAAGAAGCACCAATAACTCCACCTCCTCCCGGTGCTACACCTGAACAGGTTAATGCTTTTAAAGCTAAAGTTAAAAAAGAATCTGAACAAAGAACTTCTACATCTCCTTTGGTTGAAGCTGCTATTAGGAACAAAAAGACTGGTGAAATTGAGCGCATGGGTCCTAAGCATGACGAGCAACGTAAAGCTGAGACTGCTGATACCCATGAACAAGGTTTTGTAGATAACCGCAATAACTTTTATGATCGTGAAGCTGCTGTAGACCAAGCTAAACGTGCTGGTCAATTACCTGAAGACCATGTATTAGAAATCCCTGAAGATGGGTTGCACAGTGGTGACCTTCGTAAAGCTGGTGATGAACGTTTTGCTATTACAGAAGATCAACCTGCTGGTGTTCCTAAAGGTCCCGTTCAGTTTAAAAATAAAACAACTCCTACATGGGAAGAGTTGCATGACCATTTAGATGGTGCAAGTTCTGTTGGTGAGGCTTTTGATAGGATTCTTAGTACAGAAGGTTTAGGCACTAAGAGCCAACGTGCTTTGCTTACAGTGCTTAATCAGTCTGAGTTTATTCGTGACGCTAGTCTTATGTACAACAAAGACTATCTTGAATACGTTGATGCAAACGGCAAAACAAAAAAAGATGCTGCTGGTCTGTATGAAAACAATACACACACAGTACAGCTAGCAAAAGATGGAGACATTAGAGTGCTAGCTCACGAAGCTATGCACGCTGGTACACACCGTCTTATTCAAGAAGGTAAATCTGCTGCTGCTATTAAACTTAAAGAGTTGCATAAACTATTTTTAGAAAAACATAATGCTGAATACGATGCTGCTTTAGCAAAATTTAAACAAGAAAACCTTGCTCCTACTATAGGAGAGCTTAAACAATTTGAAAAAGAAAATCGTAAAGCTTACGGGCTTGTTAACGTAGACGAGTTTGTTGCTGAAGCTTTTACCAATGATAAATTTAAAGAACTGCTTAGCAGTTTAAAAGCTACTGCTCCACAAAAGGGTGTTCTTAGTAACATGTGGCAAGCATTTAAAGATGCTGTAAAAGAAGGTCTAGGTGTTCCTGAAAACCAGCGTACAGCTTTTGATGAAGTTATTGAACATGGGTCAGCTCTTGTAGAAGAATCTAAAGGTTTTAAACAAGACAGTTCTGGAAAAATTACTCTTGTTCCTAGCAAACTTTCTCAAGAGATTCACGACCAATTACAACGTGAAGGTATTCCTGTTGCTCACACTAGCCCATACAAATTTGGAATGTTTGATTGGGTTAAAAACGCTCTTTCAGGTGAAGGATTTAATGTATTTGGTGCGGGTACTTACCATTCTCAAAAAGATAGTACAAACAGATATTATGTTGAGATGGCTAAGCAAAAGGCTCTTGATAAATATTTGGAGTCACCAGAAGGTAAAGCTGATAAAGTTAAACTTGATGCTATTGAACGACAAGTAATTGTTGCTGAGCAAAGATTAAGTGATCTTGAGTCTCAATTAAAAAATATTGCTCAAGACAAAGAACTTTTGCGTGACGAATTAGTTGGTCCAGAAAGTGGCATTAAAGATACTGCCAAAAGAGCAATCCAAGAATTAGAAGCATTAGAAAAACAACTTGGTAATGAATACAGTCTTGCAAAAGAAGATTTTCAAAACATAAAGTTTGAGTCTTTTTTTGAAAGAGGACAATTAGCAGAAAAAATAAAAGTTCCTACTTACCATTCTTCTATTAAAGCTACGTCTGATGAACTTCTTGATTGGAACTCAACTAACCAGTCTGACATTGTTAAAAAAGCTTTTAAAAACTTAGGTATTGAAACTGATATTAGCGTGTCAAAAAAAGAAATTGACAAAGCTATAAACTCAACAGACTGGTATGGAAACATAGAAGAAGATGGGTTTACAGCAATATCTGTTTTAGGTCAAGACTATAAAATTTCTTTTAACGAAGCAACTTTCTATCCTGATGGAACTTTAAAAATAGATAAATATATAGT